CGTTTGCTTTTAAAATTGCATTATCTTTTTGCAACTTCATAACATAGAAGCCACCGCCGGCTAAGGCGGTGACTATAAGTCCTATAAAAAATAATCTAATTCCTAACATATCAGTCCTTTTTTACTATGGATAGGATACCCCATGCCACGGCTGCCCATGCCAAAATATTGACAAACGGACCTCCTAATATAATCATAGCGCCTAGCATAATCAGACTTGCACCTGACCAACTTGACATTTCTTTTATTCTTCCTTTAATCCAGTTCATACTTGAACCTCCTTTTTTATTACTTAATCTTAGCGTTGACTTTTCTGTGTTTATTCCACGCCAGAAAGCCACCTAGTCTAAGTGACCAGTAAGCTAAGTAGTTCATAAGATAGAAACCATTTACTCCGATATTAATATCTCTAAAGATTTCGTCTGCTTTCTTTTGAGAAATAACACCCATAGTATTCTTCTTATCATTTCTTAATAGAGTAGCATACTTGTAAGCATAATCGTGTACAAGACCACCTATTAAGAGTACGCCAACCGGTGACAAAAATGGATGCAAGAATTTTGGTATACTTGCACCGTCAAATTTAAAACCTGCCGGTATGACATATTTGTTTCCGTTTAATATATATGTAAAGTCTGTTGCAATTTCCCAATGTCTAACACCGAGTAACCACATCTTTATCATAGTAAAGAAACCTTTGCCTTTTGTAGCAATTCTTATAGGCTTCATCAACGGATAATCTGTAAAAGCAAATGTGTATTGTTTAGGTTGTTTCTTATCAAACATATTGATAATAAAACCTATTATAATTAAAGCAATTAAAACTGTCCACATCCAAAACTTAACTGCTAAACTAACTAATAATTCCATATTAATCCTTTTTCTTCTTGTTGGTATCTATAAATTTTTGATATACTAAATGAGCAGACCGTAGTCTTTTCTTTGTTTCAGGATCTTTTGATCTTTCACTTGCAACTTTAGCTCTTTGGCTCATTGCAATAGCAGCTTGTATTTTATGTGCATGAGTTTTACCAGAGTTCTTAATCTTACTCACACTTTTAACTGCTGTTTCTCTATCTACAAAACCTAATCCATGGATTGTACCTTTTGGATTTTCGTCTGTATATAAATCTGAATGTTTTTTAGAATTTGCCTTTTGACCTGGTTTACGTGCAATTCTAGGATTTTTATTTGCGGCTAATCCTACACCACGACTATCTTTACCACCTTGTCCTTTTGGTGGCGTATCGCCTAAACTAGCCATTGGTTGTAGATTGTCGTAACTACCTGATCTAAAACCACCAAGATATTCTTTAAGAGTTTTTAACATACTTGTCTTTGAAAGACGTATAAGATTCTTCGTCTTCTACTTTTATTTCTGTTACACCAAACGTTTTCTCGTCTAGTTTATTTTCTGCTTTTTCAACACCATCTAAAATTTGTTTTAGCATGACGTTATTATTATCGTTACTCTCTTTCATTTTCTTTTTGAAATCTACGATAACGTCTGCGTCAGATGAAACATCATTCTTCTTTTTCTTTTTAGGTCCTGCATTTGGAGCCATATCTACACCACCATGAGCTACTGCATTTGCTGGAGCATCCTCATCCATTTTATTAATGATTTCATCCATCATTTGTTTATAATCTTTTGGCATAATTTTCCTCCGATACTAACTCACCATTTTGAATGTATAGGTCTAAACCAAAACATGTCATTTCTGGTGTGTCAATTCTTTCTTGTACTTGCATTTGTTCATTTAACATTTCCTCATACAAGTTATTATCCTTTAAATAATTGATAACTATTCTTTCGATCAATTGTTTGTGAGGCACATACTCTTTGTTTTCTCTAAGTAAAAGACCTAAAGCAACTGCAAAGGAACCTAACCTGCCACCTAAACCTGCTTTCTGCAAGATACGTTTCAAGTTGAATATAAACCTATGAAGAACTGTATATGATCTCTTCTCTTCAGGTTTCTGTAAGGTTTTATATTTACGTAATACTTTACCGTCTTTATCAATAATACCATATTTAAACGCTTCTTGTTTATCAAATGGTGTTACTAATAATTTTACAACTCGGTATGTAATTACTAAATCTACTGCTCTGTTAGCCATTATAGTTCCTTTAACATATCTTTTACTTCTAGGTCCTCACCAATTTCTTGTAGTTCGTGTGGATAAAGATACTCTAAGTAATTTAGTATAGACTTTAATATATTCCAATATCGTCTATCTAACTTATATAGTAGTAGTGTTACAGCTGCTTCAATGCCAAAAACATTTTGCAATACAATAACATGATTTACTACTAATCGTACCTTCAGTTTGCCTGTGATAGCATACTTACGAAAAAGTCTTTTAAGATATTTAAATCTTTTAAGATCATCATAAAACTCCTTCTCTTTTTCTAAAGTAGGATTGTCATAGTGGTGTTGTGCAAACAACAGCCAATTATCTTTCGTAATCTCTTTGAACATACTACTAAGTTTAAATTAACTTAGCGTAGACCTTAGTAGCACCGTTCTGTAAAGTTTCGTGTTTAAATTCTATCTTTAAACCACCCTCTTTTTTATGAGATATACCATCATCATCTATATCAGAACCATCTGTGTCTTTACCAAATCTACCGCCGTGTTGTTTCACTTCTACAGTTGTTGACCCTTTTTCACCTTCTAGGCTTGCGTCAAAAGATAAACCTATTGTCGCTAATTTGTTTTTCAAAGCCTCAACAGCAGCTTGTGGTGCAATATATTCCTGATTGGCTATTGAACCTACAAATGCGTTGACTTTTTGTAAAACATCTTTCTCTGTGATGTTGTGAGCACCAATGTTGCTGTCCTCTATTGAGTTACCAGTTTCAACACCTACTCCATCAACACCTTCTACTATGTGCTGTTTAAAAGTTTTCATTCGTTCTCCTCTTGCTTATACTTATCAGACTTCCTTTTTGTACCGTCTGACCTTGGGATTAATCCCTTTGCTTTTAAATGTGCCTTATCAGTAAAACCAGCCTTACCTGCTTTATGTCGCTTCATAGCGTCAGCAGTATTAGGTGCTTTTTCTTTTAACACATCTTCCTCAAAATCTTTGAGTATTTCTTCTTTAACGTAGTTTTTAAATGTTTTCATTTAACTTGTCGCTATATTCAATGCTTCCTGTTTATCAGTTGGCATTGGTTGATTAGCTTGGTTCTCTCCACTTTCAAGTTTGATAAGTTTTTGGACCTGTTGTATAGCACCGTAAACTGCGTTCATATTGTTCGTCAATTGTACTTTGCTTTTATCTATTTGATCTATCTTATCTTTTAGTGTTTCAAAATCTTTTGTTAAAGTTATTTCTTCTTCTTTTAATAATTCTAAATTTATCATAATCTATTCTTGTTATTACGCTGTTCCGAAACCGTGACCGGCAATAATATTCCAGTTTGAGTTTTTAAATAATAATGTAACTGTTTCACCTGGTGCATTTAGAGTAACACTTGTGTGACCTCTTAAATTTGTAGGTGTAATAGTTTGAACACTAGTACCAGATGTAGCTGTATTAATTATTGTCTTCACTTGACCGTCTGCACCATCAGCTAATGTAATAGTTGATGTATTACTTGTACCATTAATTTCAGTAATTGCTGTAGTAACGTTAGCTACTAGTGAACCACCTGCAGCTGTTAATGCTTGTGAAGTTTGTTTTAATGCTATCCAACTTGGTATGTTATTAAAAACATCCTCTGCTGAAACTTTTTTATTGATCGGTGTTCCTGACGGATTGTCAACAACATGAAACAAGTCTGCGCTTGCTAATGCGTCACCTAAATCGGTCAACGCCGTGATTTTTTTGTCTGCCATTTTTTTCTCCTGTTAACCCTTTCGGGAATGCTACTGTAGGTATTTGCCTACATCAATTTAGTCATATAGTATATAGGCGTCCACAAGGACGCCCATATTTAATTGTTATTACGCTACTACTGTAACTGAACCAGCCGCTGTACCTATGCCAGCAACGTTTGTGATTGTAGATACAGTTGCTGTACCTAAATCTTTAATTGTTCCGCCGTTTAGTGACATTGCGTTTGCACCAATTACCATTACATCATCTGCATTTGTAGCTGCGTTAGCAGCTGCAATTACCAATGTAAATAATAATTCGTTAGTTCCTGAACCACTCGCATATGATAATGTGTGTGGACCTCTACCTGTACCTGTACCTTGGTTACCATTTGTAACTGCAAGTTGTGGTGTACCTGTAACTGTAACTGCTTCGTTGAATCTTGCTAGTACAGACATTGTGAAACCAGCAGATTTATCATAAGTTGTATTTACAAATTCTAATTCTGTGATATTCGCCGTACCCATATTAACATTCAATCCGCCGATTGCTACTAATACTTCTGGTGTTGCGCTTGTGTTTCCGTTTCCGGATAATATTGAACCTGCTTCTCTAACCCAGCCTGAAGGTGTTGCGTAAACTTCCTTAGCTTCTGAGGTAGTCAAGTTTTTAGGTTTAATATCGTTTCCCCATAAACTCATATCTTATCTCCCTTTATAAAGTTTTTAATATGTTGTTATAACAGGACTATTTATAAGAAGGAGGCCTAGAAACCGTGTTTTTTTAACTCGGCAATTGCCTTTGAAGCAGTAGTAAAGTGAATACCTATACCACCTCTAGCAGTAAATTGATCTGTATTCTTCTTGTAATCATCAATTAGTATGTTTGGTTTACCACCAGACATAGCATAATTTTGTTTAGCTGATCTGATTACTAGATTGATTTTATTTCTTGGAAGACCTAAATTGTTTCTAGCCCAACTTGCTTTTCCTGGTATGCAATTAGGGTCATGTGCATGTTCAACATATGCACTTAATATATGTGTATTGTATTTTCTAATGTAAGACCAAAGTTTACGACCCTCTGCAAGCCATGGCATTTTAGGCCAAAAGTCTTTGTTTGCAATAACTGGATCCCAACGTTTTCGTCTATCTAAAGTAGCCCATTTTGACACGGACATACCAGTAGTTTTCTCAATTTGTTTCTCAAAGTCGACTAGGACACCGTCCATGTCTGAATATATTATAGTTTTCATAGTGTTTTTCGTCCTTTATGTCTATAATATATCAGGTTTAGAGCTAAAAGTCAAGCAAAAAATTAACTTATTTATCGTAATTAACACTAGGACTAGTATCTACTGTACTAGGTGTAGTGTCTACGTCTGTTTTTTTGTCTTTTTTATCTTCTTTTTTAGTCTTTTCTGTCGCAGCCTCTGACCAAATACTGTATATTTTCTTGTATAAGTTGTTGTTTTCAGCAGCTTCTTGTGTCATTTTTGGCATAGGATCAACTACTTTTTTCTCACCTTTTTTACCAGCTTCGATCTTCTTATCATTGATATCGTCTGAATGTGCTGAAGCGCTTTCTTCTAATACTGTGCCGTCTTCTACTTTTCTTACATGAAAACTATCTGGTCTTTTTGGTGATTGGTATGATTCGTAAACATCACCAGTTAATTTAGTTTCTGCGTCTGCTCTAAAGTCTGCCTCTTGTTTTGAATTATAAGTTTCTGGCACTACTTTGTAACCATTGTTTAATACTTGTAATTCTTCTTTGACCATTTCTTTTTTATCTTCTTTATCTTTAATAGCCTTTTGTAAAGCAGGTGGTAATTTCTTTTGACCAGCAGTTAACTCATCAACCTTTGCTTCTGATTTAATTGCTTTCTCTAAATCTTTTGCCTGTTGACCGTGTGCCTGTACAGCTTTCTTTAATTGTTTAGCAATATCTTTTACCTTAGGTTCGTCTTTCGTATCTAAGTCTTCGTTCTTTGCTGTGTGTTTACTATCAATCTTATTAAAGAATGCCTTTTTTTCAGCAGGTGTCATTCCACCAATACCTTTACCAGCTTTGTCTAATTCTTTTTTAAACATTTTTTGATATTCAGAATTATCCTGAATATTGTTCATATTACCAACAAGTTCTTCTATAGAACCTGGTTTTGATTTTAAATATTTTGTCATGTTATTTCCCTCTAACTTGTTTCGCTAAATCTTTGTCAGCGCCACCCCATGTTCCAGAGGATTTTGTTACAAATGAATTTACTCTAGCAAGTGCCCATTGGACTTGTGTTGCACCTGGTCGGTGTCCACCTCTCCAAGCAGCCATGCCTCTATCATAAACTTTTTTAAGAATACTATATGGCATTCCAGTTTTTTCTGCCTTGTTCTTAACTGCTGTAATACTTTCGTACACTTCTTTAGCAGGATGATTTTTATTTTCATCTACTAATTTTGAAAGTACGTTTATATTCTTTGCTCTGATTGCAGCTTTAGAACCAGGATCCATGTCTTTCATCATATCTCGTAACCCTTTAGTTACATCTTTATATGATTTTTTTGCCCATGTTTTTTTGATGTTATCTAGTTGTGTGTTTGATAATCTACCTCTGATATCAACATAACCAGAATACTCACCTAAAATTTGTTTTACTGTTTTTACAGGTAACTTCATTAATTTTGCAATCTCTTCAGCACCTTTTCCTTGTTTTTGAAGGGCGTCTATGTCTGACATTTTACCCTCAGCTCTTAATGTTTTATATTCTTTCTTCATTATTTTGTCAGCAATTTCATGCCCCTTCTTAATTGTTTTTTTGTCTAAAGGTGGTTCATCATTATATTTTTTCTTAGCGGCTGACATTCCGATTGCATATGCGTCATCTTTAGCCATTTCTTCAATATTTTCATTTGTTCTTTTTAAAACTTTCATAACATCAGGATGATTTGATAAACCTTTTGCAATCTTCTCAATTGCCTTAACAGCGCCTGAGTAGTTACCACCTTTGTATCTCTTATCGTTTGCAACACCATATGCCATTTTGATTTGTTGTGTAGTATATTCAACCATTTGTTCAACTTGTTCGGCTGTGGCGTCTTGGCCTGTCGCCTTACCTTGACCTTTTGGCATTATTAATACATCTAATTGTAAATATCCTTCTTCTTCGCTACCGTCAATACCAAACTGAACGTCTGAAGGATCAACATTTTTATCTTTTAGATATGATATAATATTTTTCATATCTTGTTCAGCGTCATAGTCTTGTGATGGTTCATATTCTTTTACCATACCAATTGAACCGTCATCATCAATTTCTACATTAATCATATGGTCTGTAACCATATCAGCAATATCATCTTCTATTTCTTGTTTATCAAAACCATATGCCGTTTTAGCTTGTTTTGGTTTTTCAGATGATTTAGGTTCATCTTTTGATTTTGTATCAACAGGTTCTTTCGGGTCACCCTTACTATCAACTGCTGTTAAGTTACCACTAATATTTTTGTGAGTTACTTTACCATCTTTTCCCCAACGTCCAAAACTCATATATGTAAGACCCATTGATCTTGCCTTATCCATCATATCAGATTCATCTAATTGATTTTCTTCTTTTGAGAAAGTTTTTAATGCATTTCTTTTTGCATTATTAAATTTAATTTTAGTTTCTTTTTCTCTATTAGCTTCAGCAGCTTTTTCTTTTGCCATCTTATCTCTTAGATGTTTGTATGCAATACCCACTTGTAATAATGGTTCTCCTGTTTCTGGATTGACCATCTTTTGTGTTGCAGCCTGAGTTGATTTTGCTTTATCATTTACTGCCTTTTGTTTTAACAAGTTAATCTGATCGTCTTTCTTTTCAAGTTCTTGTTTTAATCTTTCAGTTTCGCTGTCTTCTTCTTTTAAATTTTTTAACTGATCTGCTCTGTATTTGTGTTTAGAAATTAATCTACTTACTGCTAAATCAGATACAAAAGGTATACCTGCTTTTGCTAATTTTTCTAATGCATTTTTATTACTATCAAACTTATCTAAGATACCCATAAGTTTATGAGCTTGATCTACTGATATTCTTTTACCTTTTAAAGGAGCATATGCTTTCTTTAATACACCAACTTGTGCGTCTGAAAAGTTTTCAGGTAACATATCAATTTCTTCTTTTAGTTTACTGATATATTTGTTGTGTATTTGATTTCTTTTTGCGTAATCTACTTGTCCGATATGACCTCTTTTCATATGTCTATCATAGATACCTTGCATTTCTTTTTTATCTGCTGGTGTACCAAATGCTTTTACAAGTTCTAATGCATTTAAAGAATGTTCGTTATCGTTTTCATTCTTTTTATAATCTTTCATTGTAAACTTTTCGTTCATATCTGGATTGTATTCCATATAATCGGCAACTGAATTTACATAGTCTTTTGCCTTTGTAATTTTAGATTGTACCCATGCTTCTAATTGGTCAGCGTCTGATTTAGTTTTCAACATAGTAGAAAGTTTAAGAGCTTTATCAGCAATAGCTTCTAATTCACCACGTGCCATAGATATTTCGTGGTCATTATCTTCGGCAATAACTTTAGCTCCGTAAGCGTTTTTAAGGTCTATAGCAAACTTGTTTAAATCTGCACCTTTACCATTAACTTTCATAACCATACCTTTTGCGTCAATTGTAAAACCTTGTCTTGCTAACTCATGTGAGGCTTTCGACATGTCAGCCATTGAGTTAAAAGTTACTGTCATTTTTTTAAATTCTTTAAGTCTTATTTGCTCTAGCAAATCTGACATTGTATTTCTATATCTACTCATTAGTTGTTTACCTTTGCTCCTGCTCTCCATTGATAACATGACCAGTACCTTGCTTTTGTTTTAGGTCCTGGATTCTCACAATTGTGCCTAGCTCTGAAGCTTCGTCTTCTCGCTGGGTCATCTCTTTTAATACTTAAACCTGTAGTATCACCAAAAGAAACTTTGATTATATTTCCTTTTTCGTTTTTAACATATACGTAAAATTTCTTTGAACCACCTCTAATCGGGTCATTAAGTTTGACCTTTTTACCTTGGTATTCAGCCTCTTGTAAAGGCTCTGATTCATGTTCGAAGATACACTCTTCGCATAACTTGTCTATATTTTCGTATTCTTTAAAAGTCTTCATTAAATTTTACTCAGCATTTTAGATACAACTTCGTCTAGTTTTGTTTTCCATTCTTCTTTGTATCTTTCTCTATATTTATATATTGTGGACTCTTGGTTTGCCCATTCTTTTACATCTTTTTCAGATACTTGCTCGTCTTTATCACGTTCTCTGTCTAAGAAACCTTTAACCTTTTTCACTTCAACACTCTGTCCAGGTGTTACTCTTTTAGTGTGGTCTGCATAGTCTTTACCTATTTCGTATACCTCTGGTACACAATTAGGCACTTGTTTATTACCTTTTTTCTTCATTCCCACTTGTTTATAACCTCTCCAACATGCGTCAACCAAATCTTGTTTCAACTCACCAAACATCTTCTTATATTTGTTAGTATGTTTACTAGGTTTAGTCTTAGCTGTTTTATCGCCAGGAGCAGGATCATTGTCATTCTTTGTCGTATCAGTATTTCTAAAGTGAGTAGCTCTCTTACCTTTTACATCTTTTTTTATATCTTTGTAATATTTTTTAGGTTGAGTACCTTTTTGTTTTTTAACATCTTTATCCTGAGGTAAACTGTCTGTATGACCATATTCTGATTTCTTTTCACTTACTGCTTCGAAACCATAATCTATGTCTAAATTAAATTCTCTCATTGCTACTTCCTTGTTTGCTGATACTGGAATACAATCCCAAATCCAGCATTTGTGTAAATTATTTTCTGTATCTTCTAACACAACATAATTAGTACCTCTTCTTTTTACAACACCTTTAAAATCTTCATTGACATTGTGTACTTTATCACCAACATTAAATATCATTTCTCTAATGTAAAGGTCTCTAATTTGTTGTTGTTCAAATTCTTCTAAACTTGCAACAGGTTTATATGTTCCTAAACCAGCATGTGCCATACCACCGTATGAAGCTGCAAGTTTCATTCCTTTTCTTACGTCTTTCATTAATTTATCTGCGTCAACGCCTCTAGGTAATCCTTTTTTAAAATTATTTAAATCACCTTTGGCAGCCGCAGCTCTCATTTTGCTAGCACTCATACCAGTTGCACCTTCGGCATCCGGATCTCTTTCACCTGCACTAACAACCTTTATACTATCAAAGTCATATAATCCATGTCTACTTGAAACACCATTATATTTTTTTAAAATAGTATCAAATTCTCTTACTCTATCACTACCCACAACCATAGTAACATCTGTATAACCTTGTTTATATAATTTAGTAGCAATATCTAATACCATGTTAGTAGTATTGACTTCAATGTTTCTTGCATATTGAGGAAACATTTTTTTCATGTATGCTAGTTTTTGTTGTGGCGATAATGGATTCTTTTTAGGGTCTTCACTTCTACTTAAAAATACCTTGTAATCATTTGTACGTATTGATTGTACTTTCTTAATAAGTTTTTCATGTCCGATTGTAGGTGGATTAAATCTACCAAATGTAAATGCAACAGACTTACCTTTTGCTTCGTGCATTTCTAAATCATCTATCTCACCTGGCGATACTTTACCATCATCTAATATCTTTTGACATTTCTTATAGAATTTTAAATAGTGATATTTTTCTAACATCTTATAAACTACATTTTTAGGTAATCTATTTTTTACACCAAACTTTCTTATCTCATCTGGTGTCATATCTTTATTAAATGCAGCTCTTCTATCTGTATCAACACCATCACCTATTTTAATAATCTGTTCTATATCATCTTCTATTTCATTTAACTTATCATTTAGTTTATCTTGTAGATTTAAAACATCATCATCTGTTAAATCTTCTAATTCTCTGTAATCTATTATATCTCTTTTTAGTTCACCTTTAATTACATCTAACTCTCTTACTTTTTTATCAAAGTCTTTTAGATACATGTCTTTATCAAATGTAAAATCTTCTGGTCTTTTTACAAACTCATCACTTTCAACATCAAATACAGCGTCTGCCTTTTTGTTTTGGTCATCATAAGTTTGTTTATCTGTAATAAAATAGTAATTGATAGGGTGTTCAGAACCAGGTATTAATTTACCTTGTATATTATCTGGATTTTTAGATGATAGATATTTCTTAGATAGTCTTTCTCTTTCTTCATCTTGTTTATCCTCAGGCACATCAAACAATACATTGATATCCAAGTCTGCGTCATTTCTATATCTCTTTGTAAGAATAGAACCTATTAATGATGTTTTTAAAATAGGATATTCAGTTTCAAATTCTTTCAACTGATCTTCTATTTGTTTTTTGACACTAGCTTTTATTTTTGGATCATTTGTATTAGCGTCATCAAACACCTTAGGTGCATACGTCTTACGTGGTATATCTATGATACTTTCTTTAAAAGTTCTTATCATGTTCTTTTACGTGCCTCTAGTTCTCTCTTTATCCAATTTTTACCTAGGTAATTATTTATTGGTGATCTTAGTAAACTTGCTACTGTTCTATTACATTTATTTAATGTTTGTGTAATTAATTCTTTTTCACTAGCGCTATTGTCTATAACTATAAAGTTTCTATTACCAAATAATCTTTGCAATCTACCCATATTACTTTGTACTGTTGCATGTGATTTTCTTGTAATATATTCTGGTACACTTCTCTCTCTTTTTGCGTTTCTTTCTAATGCAACATCTAAACTTGTGTTTACAAATACCATATAACTATCGTAACCCATATTATTTAACATTGAATGTTGTCTTGCAATAGCGTCATAATCTCTAGCAGTACCATCAATTACTAAACCTAAACGACCAGTTACATATTGATCTAATGCTGTAGATGTAGTTTGTTTTGCTTTACGTCTAATAATATCTCTAAAATAACTTTCATCATCTGGCATACTTAGAGATAGATTTGCTTTTCTTAAACCTCTTTCAAAAAAGTTATCTGAGTTTACAACTTTTAAACCTGTACCAGCAAATGCATTTCTTGTTACAAAAGATTTACCAGAACCTGGACCACCTGCTAAAAAGAATGCTTTTAAAATACCAGGATCATAGACGCCTTCTTTTATAAACTCTCTAATCTCTTTTAAATTCTTCATCTAATCTCTCTCATAATTGTTTTAGCAATTTCTTCTGGTGTTTGACCTTCAGCTTTGATATTAATTATTTCATCTTTGTAATAGTCTAACAAAGGTGCTGTTTCTCTATGATATACTTTTAATCTATTTTTTATAATCTCTGGTTTATCATCAGCTCTACCTCTTGCTGTTAATCTTCTCACTACTTCTTCCTCTGATACTTCTAAATTAACAACATAATCATATTCTATATTTTCTTTTTCCATTCTTTTTGCTTGTTCTATATTACGTGGAAAACCATCAAATATATAACCTCTTTGTGCGTCAGGTTGTTCTAATCTTGTTTTTACAGTATCAATAACTACGTTTAACGGTGCAAACTCACCTTTTGATAATAGTTCTTTTACTTTTTTACCATTTGGTGTATCTTGTTTAGCTAACTCTCTCATCATATCACCAGTATAGATATGTGGTATGCCAAGTTTCTTTGTAATGATTTCAGAATAAGTTGACTTACCAGAACCTGGACCACCAATCATAATAACTTTTGGTCCGTTCATTGCTTCAAAGAGATGTTTCTTAAAAGTCTTCATTACCCTTTTACCCAATCTTTATCTATTGTAAAGTTTGCTCTACTAAATTCTAATCTATCTACAAATTTAACTGCACCTGCAACTCTATCAACTGCAACATAACCTTCTGGTGCCGTTACTCTGTAACCATTTGGTGTTCTTAAAAAATGTCCAATTGATTGTATCTCTGCAAGTTTATTAATTAAAACATTCTTTGCATTTTGTAAAGTAACATGAGAAGCAATAGCAAAGTATATTGCACTTTTATTTCTTAATACAAATCTCATACCGTCTGCTTTAGCTTTAATATATTTCTCTTTACCTTTTGGTGTTTTCTTTGCGTCTATTTCTTGTTGTAAAATGTTTTCGTAATAATCTTCAAACATCTCTACAAGAGTTTTAATTTTTGCCATATTATTTTTAGTGTTTCTTATGTAATGATTAAAGAAAGTTTTTAATCTAAAACCAACTGATAAACTATCACTAGATGATTTTGACATTTCATCTAACACACTAGAAGCCTTTTGTAAACTTCCCTCTGCCATTCTGATACTTGCGTCAAATCTGCTTAACTCTGATTTAGTCATCTTACTAGAACCAGTTGTATCTCTATAAGCTGCGTCTGCTAAAAATACTGATTGTACATTTGACTTACCAGAAACAGTACCAAAACCAGCTCTTAAACCTGCCATTGTTTTACCTGAGTATGATGTATGAAATACAATACCCATTCTTGCTCTTCTAATTCTTTTACCAATATCTGAATTTACAGGTACAGCATAAGTTATAGTATTAGGTGTAAAAGTTATCATAGAATCGCCATCTATATTATCTGTTTTTAAATCACCTTTTGTAAATAATAAATCACCTTGTAATATACCTGTGATGTTTAATCTTTTTAATTCTCTTAAACATACACCTAACTTCTCAGCCACAGGACCAGAATGATTTTTAGATATGTCTGAGGAAGTATAATTTATTTTTGGAGTTTTGTTAAATACAGATTTTGTACCAACAAAAAATTTGCCATTCTCTGGATTGATACCACAGATTATAGCTGGTGCACCGTCCCATTTGACGGACATATTGACTTTTTTACCTGAGTTACTAGCCAGCATATTTCTAACTGACTTTAAGAAGTTAATGGCATTTCTACCACCATTTGAACCACGATTTATTATATCGTCTTCTAAGTGTTCTAAATGTGTATTCTTCTCCTTAGTAACAAAACCTTTAAAACTAAACATTTTTCTCTCTCATTTTTATCCATTATACTATAATTAAAGCTCTTTGGCAAGAACTTTTTTCAACAAATTCATCAACAAATATAAGACTATTTATAAGTATTATGCGTTCAAATACTTAAAATCACACATCATTCTCGTAGGGTAACCGTCATTACCTTGTGTATCACGTATGTTAAGTGTTAATTTATATGTCGGTGTTAATATCTCCATATTAATTCTTCTACCTGTACCTGTTTTACCACCATAATATAATGTAAGTGATTTTGGTTTAGTAGCTTTCGTCATGTAGCTTTTATCAACTTTAAATGATAATACCTTACCACTTTTAAACTTATGTACTACATGATAACCATAACCTATACCAGATTCAATAAGTTTTTCTAATGCCGTTCTATCACCTGCTTTCATTTTAGGCCATACATTTTCTATTACACCCTTTTTTAATTTGCCGTTAAATGTATCACAAAACATACCCTCATCAATACCAAACATACTTAATAATCTTTTACCATTTTTATTTTGAATTTTGCCTGCTTTTATTTCTTGTGGTGTTAGTACTGTTCTAGTACCTGAATTGAAAAAGGTTGTTGTATCACCAAACTTTAAACTTAAATAAACTTTTGGTTTATCACCATCTTTGAGAGTTAAGTCTGTTACTGTGGTACCTAAATCATTACCTGTTTGTTTAGCTGATTTAACAACTATGTAAGGACCGTAAACAAATGGTCTTGGTGTATTTGCTCCACCTTCTATCTTTACATTTAATTTTTTATACTTTGATAGTTTATATTCTTTATATAAACCTACGATTGATTTTTCTAAAAGTTGATCTTTTACTTTTTCGCCTTCGTCATACTTTTCTAATTCTTTAGCATACTGTTCTTCAAAAAGATTACCTAAATTTTGAGAACCTCTACCACCTAAAGAACCATTACCAAATCTAATTTTTATTAATTTAAGTTTTGCACCTGTTTTAATTTGATTAAGGTTTAATGTACCCTCTAATGCTCTGATTACATTGACATTTGATGGTTTCTTTTCATCAATGTTTATGGGTGCTTTTACTCTAGTTTTTTTATTTAAGAAATCCCATAATCTTCTAATTTCAATTACGTTTTCTCTAGGAAATTTAAGTTTGGTATCTATTTGTTTTTCTGATTCTGGAAAGAATGTATATGCCATGCTACTATTTATAACTTAATAGTCAGAAATTTAGGTATTCCTCCGTTAGCATGCCAAACTTTATGTTTATTTTGAAACTTAGTTACTTTCTCTGCGTCTTCTTCAAAAAAGTATTCACCAATAACTGTCTTTGTAGGATACTCTGTAACTTTCCAAATCATTTTCTTGCCTCTTTTGATTAATCTTTTTCTGTAAGATAAGGCAGTATATTCAGTATCAGCTTTAGGTCTTCTATCACCTTTTCTAAATCTAACTTTTTGTGTTTTTTTACTTGGCATATTATCTCCTACAACTTGAAATCACTAAACTTATCATAAGCTGATTCAGGTGTTTCTTTTTGGTTACTATCTACTATATTTTGAGCTGCTTGTTGTACATCATATAATCTCATTTTAGACCTATCAACACCAACAATAAATGCTCTGTTTACAGACGGATCATTATATCTGTTCTTTAACTGTTTAACTTTCATTTGACCTAATGCTTCTAGTTCTTCATTCGACATTAAGGCAAACATGAAGTCAGCAGTAGCAGGCAAACCAAAACTTTCTGAGGTATCTTCTAAACCAATATCAGTTGAAACGAAACCAGTTCTAGTTGTTTGTGTTGCCGTAAAGATAGGCACATCAAACTCAACAGCAAGACCTCTAAGTTCTTCAGCAATTGCTTTGATATAAAAATATGATGATATGTTACCACCTTTAAATCTACTTGATGAACATATATTTAAATAATCAATAAAAACCATATCTGGTTTAAAACTTTTCTTTAATGATAACTCATTTAATAATGCTCTGAAATGACCTGAATGAGCAGAAGCTGTAGGATATTCTTTGATAATTAATTTACCATTTGTCTTTGCATTAATCTTTTCAACTTTACTATCATACAATTGTTTAGGCATGACATGAAGATCATCCATAGATACATCTAATAAGTTTGCGTCTATTCTTTCAGCAATTCTTTCCTCTGCCATCTCTAAAGTAATATACAATACATTTTGACCTTGCGTTAAAAAGTTACTAGCACAATGACACATAAACAAAGATTTACCAACACCTGTACCTGCAAGAGCAACATTCAAAGTTTTACTTGGAACACCACCTTTTGTAATACGATTGAAATAATCTAAATCAAATTTAAATCTTTTTTCTTTTGTATGGTACCAATCAAATCTACTTTTAGCGTCTTCAATATAATCATGCCCTACATGGTTGTCAAATGATACTGCTAAGGCGTCTGATAAAATACTTGGTATAGCTTCTGGTGATCTTTCTTTATCTTTTTTATCTAAGATTTTAATACCGTCTAATACTGCATTATGAACAGCACGGTCTTTACAAAACTTTTCAGTTGTATCTAATAACCATTTTGTGTCGATATCATCTTCACTAAAAGTTTTTACTAGATCACCAATACGACCTAGTTCTTCCTGGTTAATATCTTTTCTTTGATTAAGTTCTATTAATAGAGTTTCTTTTGTAGGTAGATTTTTATACTTGTCAACAAATTTAAATATTTCACCAAATAAAGTTTGTTCTTCTCTATTGACAAAATACTCTTCTTTGACAAAAGGTAAAACTTTTCTAGTAAACTCTTCGTTGTAAACTAGGTTTCTTAATATAGTTAGTTCAATTCTTTCCGATAATATTTCCACCACTCTTCACTTTCTCATCCATTAGTTCTATTAATATATCACCAATATAATCTAAAAACTCTTTATTGTCAAGCTCCACTTTATATGGATTTTCCAATATATCATAATCAAACTTCATTGGCAACAGCCCGTCTTCATTTTCCTTATCAGCGAATTGTACTCTACCATATTTGTAGATTACACCATTAAAAGTACCCTTTGTCAACTTGATAGAAGTATAATCGTCTTCTTCTCGTTGTACAAAAACGTATCTTTTATTCTTCGTCTGATCCGTAGGAGAATTTTCTTTTTGCATATTCATCAATTTTTGTTAATATTTCATCTGTAAAATATTTCTCAGGATCGGTGTTTATAGACTTACCAAAAACTTTTGTACCATCTGCTAGTTCAAATCTTGTAGATACTTTCTTAAAGATACCAGCTTCTTCAGCTAATTCTAAAAGACCATAATATCTATCAAGTCCTGTTTTATAAGTTAGTCTTACATCTATTTGAGAATTTTCTTTTGTTAAACGTGATTTGTAATTTTTACAATGTATAATATTACCAACTACTTCAGTACCGTCTTTTTCTTTACGTTTACCTAAGTAGATAATTGATGAAGCGGCGTATTTAAGACCTGAGCCACCACCCATTTCTTTTTGTGGGAACATAGAACCAATAACATCATAAGTGTGATTGGTCATTATCATAGGAATATTTGCTTTACCTAATTTAAGCGTTAAAACTCTAAATGTAGATTTGACTATTTGTGATCTAGTCATATCTCTTGTTTCTTTACCAGCAGCTGTAT